CAAAAAAAATGAGTAGAAAATTAAGATTTAACTTGGACATTGATGCAACTGCATTATTACAAGCAAACAGTGAGGCATTTTATAGCCGAGCTTATTTAAACGAGGAAGTAGTAGACAACTATCGTACTTTACCAGGTGTCAAATATAAGACTAAAATTTCTAATGTGGTCTTTGGACAGGTATTGCAGGCAGACAATTGCGGTTTTGCTGCATCTACTGATGACCTTGCATCTGTAGAGATTGATGTATGTTCTCTATCTGCAATGGCACAAATTTGTCAGTTTGACCTAGAGCAGTCTTTCGTATCATTACAAATGACTAAAGGATCTAATGGTGATTTCACTGTTGCATCTTTTATGGATTACTATTGGAATGAGATGTCAAAGACTATTGCTGAGAACATTGAGAAGTTACGTTGGGAGGGTGATACTAATTCAGGTACTCCTGCACTTGCTTTATGTGATGGATATAGAAAGTCACTAGTAGCTGATTCAGCTAATGTAATTGATATTGCATCTCCTGTAGCTATCACTCCATCTAATGTACTTGCTAAATTAGCTCTAGTTTATGCTGCAATTCCTGCTGCTGTAATCTCTAATCAAGAGAACTTACGAATCTATGTATCTGCACCTGTAGCTACATCTTATCGTGCTGCTGTTGCTGCATCTAACACTCAATCTAACTTAACTCAAGCATTAGATTTCTCTTACTTAGGAATTAAGATGGTATTATGTCCTGGAATGGGAACTGTATCTAATATCGTAGCTACTTTGAAAGATAATTTAATCTATGCTTTTGATGCAGAGGGTGATGGTAAAGCATTAAGAGCTGTAAATTTAGCTGATACTATTGCTGAGCCTGTTATCAGAACTCGTGCTAATATGAAAGTAGGATTTACTCACGTTAATGGTAATGAGATTGTATTCTACAACTCTGCTACATAATTAACTAATTTATAAATCTAAGGGAGTGAAAGCTCCCTTTACTTAAAACATATATAATGAGCTGTGAAGCATTAATTTCAATCGAGAAGCCGTGTGATTCAAACACGGGAGGAATAAGAACAGTATGGATCTGCCAACAAGAAAATGTTACTGCTGCTACAGTATCAGGAGGAGCTTGGACAGTATCTACATTGACATTAACAGCTAATGCTAATGTCTATGCAATCAATAGAAATACAGGTAACTATACTGAAGAGACTGCTCAAGATTTATTGAGTGGATCTACAGTAGTTACTCAGACTATTACTCTAATGTTTAACCGTAGAGATAAGGATAAGTCAGAAGCTATCCATGTACTTGGATCAGGACAGCAGTATTTAGCAGTATTCATTCAGGATGCAAATGACAAGTATTGGTACTTTGAGAATGTACAACTTACTGCTACAGGTGAGGGATCAGGTACAGCTCGTGCTGATGGATCTAAATATTCTATCACACTATTAGCTGAGTCAAATCATTTGGCTTATGAGGTAACTGCAAATCAGATTGAAGGTCAAGCTGAGTTCCCTGATCCTACTCAAGCATAATCTTAACACCCTAATAATTAAAGCTCTGCATATTGTAGAGCTTTTTTTTTAAACATTTTTTGACCTTAGTATAATATAGTTATATGATATACATTAAAAAAGATGAGGTCAATCAGATTATCCTTACTCTTACTGAGGTAAGTACACTGCCTACTCCTTATTATTTATTTGTTTTTCAGAATGAAATGGACAAGCTGTCTGCACCTATTACATTCTACACTGCTGATCTATCAGCTTATCCTGAAAGATTCAATCAGTTTGAGCTAGATGAGCCTGTAGATTTGGAACTAATTAAAGGACAGTATACATATAGTATCTATGAGTCAACTATCACACCTCCAACTATTGCTAACTCTACAGGGTTTGTGATTGAAGAGGGCAGGATGGTAGTATCAGGACCAATAGTATCATCAATTTATGAGTAATTATGGCATTTAAAGATTTTTTTAAAACAGTAAAGCATGAAATAGTAGAGGGATATCAATCATTCTCTACTCCATTCCTAAAGGTAGGAGGTGCAAATCTTACACTACCCTATGTAAATGGTAGGAATCAAACTAATGGCTACATCCCCTTTGGGCAGGATAACCTATTCCCTGAGCTACTGAATCAAATATTCTATTCTAGTCCATTACATGGCTCAATAGTGGGGTATAAAGTGAATGCAGCTGTAGGTGGTGGATTTAATATAGTAGCTGATAGACTTACTCCACAGGATAGACTAGAGCTATACACACTAGAGAGAAAATTAAACATAAAAAAGGTAGTACCTGCAGTAACTCAACAACTTATTCTGCATAATAGAATATATTTCAAGTTATGTTTTGATGATAAGATGAAACTTACAAAGATAGTCAATCTATCCCCTGAGAAACTTAGAGTAAACTTAGACCGTAAAAGATATTATATCTGTGATGATTGGGCTAGTAGGATTGGAGTCCAGGAGATAAGGAGATACACTCCTACCTCTAGAGATTATGAGCAACTTTTTGTATATGAGGTAGAGAGTATTGGTCAGGATTATTATCCACTACCTACCTACACCTCAGCTCTTAACTTTGCTTTCTTATCAGGTGAACTTAGCTACTTTGCTAAAAGTAATATCCAAAATTCAGTATTTCCATCCTTTGCTATGATGTTTCCTAAAAGACCTCAGTCTGAGGAGGAGAAGAACATGATAAGAAATACTATTGATAGATTGAAAGGTGCTGCTAATGCAGGTAAAGCTGTGGCATTCTTTGCTAATAGTCAGGATCAACTGCCAAAGATAGAGTCACTGCCTACCAATGGTAATGATAGTCTATTTCAGGAGGCATCACAGCTGAATACTGAGCAGATTTGTTTCTCTCATACCATTGATCCTATACTTATGGGAATCCGTACTACAGGCTCACTAGGTAATGGCTCAGATATTAAGCAGGCATACATCATATTTGAGAAAAATGTAGTAATGCCATTGAGAGATATGGTAGCTGACATCTTTAATGAGCTACTATTCATAGCTAAGATAGATGCAGATTTCACAATCAATAACTATCAGATAATTAATGAGGCAATAGTAGAACTTGAGGGAGATACCTCTAAGACTAATGATGCACTTAATAGTCTATCACCTTTGGTAGCTACTAAAGTACTTGAGACTATGACTGAGAATGAGATTAGAGCCTTAGCATCACTACCTCCTGTACCTGGAGGAGATAAAAGCAAATCACAAATTGCACAAACACCTATACTATAATGCTATACTTTATAACAGAAACTTACTTAAAGAATAACACACCCATCACAGCTAATGTAGATGTCAATAATGTTACTCCTTACTTAGCTACTCAAGCTCAGCTGAGAATCATGCCTATCTTAGGTACTACATTCTATAATGACTTGCTTACTAAGTACAATGATCAGACATTAGATCCTGATGAGGAGACACTAGTAACATTCATTCAGCCTATTATAGCATGGAGAGCAGCAGAAGATGCTGTATTTGGTCTTAGTCTACAGCTAAAGAACAAAGGATTGCAAACTCAGTTCGGAGATAACAGCTCATCTGTAGATAGAGGTACTATAGCATTCTCAATGGAGCATTATGCACAAAAGGCTGCATTCTTTGAGCAGAGATTAATCAGATACCTACTTAAGAACAGAGCTTTGTATCCAATATTCACAGGTACAACTAACCGAGATACTGACCTTAGACCTATGATTGATGGCTGTAGCTGTTTATCTAATGGATTGCTTGAGTGCAATGGTCTATGTGGAGGTGCTGGAAACAATGGTTACAATAATTCAATCTTAATAATATGAAGCACTCAGGAGTATTATCAATTATAGTATTCACTGCAGGATACTTAACAGGCATAGCATTACTATTTGAGCCTGCTCTATATCTTAAATTTGCAGGATGCCTGTTGATTTCTTACTTTACTTTTTTATTAGTATCAGACATTGAAGATAGACTAGAACAATGAAAGCACAACTATCACTACTACTAATATCAATACAATCACAACTTTTGACTCTTATATCTATATGCTTTGCATTCTTTTTACCAATAAGTGGCATCCTTATAATGATTGGAGTATTAATATCTATTGATACTTTTACAGGTATAAAAAAAGCTCATAAATTAAAAGAGAAAATAACTAGTAGAAAGCTATCATCTATCATTAGCAAGCTAGCACTCTATGAGGTTACTGTGATAATGTTCTTTTTAATAGACCAATTCATACTTAATGATATCATCCTCACTTTTTTCAGTGTACCATTTATGCTCACCAAAATTGTAGCATTAGTACTAGCATCTGTAGAGGTAATCTCTATTAATGAAAATATTAAAGTAATTTCTACTAGAAACTTAGACCTTTGGCAAAGTGCTAAGGCATTATTTGCTAGAGCTAAGGATATTAAAGAGAACCTAAACAAACTGAAATGACTAGATGGGAACTTACCTCTAAATATGGTACACCTAATGTAACAGGTGCAGGATACTTGGTAAAAATTAAGCTACCATATCCAATGAGAATAGCTTGGGACTTAGACAGCACTGTCAATACTATGATGTGCCATAAGTTAGTAGCAGATAATTTTACAGCTGTATTTAATGAACTACTATCTGTATATGGCTATGATAAGATTAAGGAGTTAGGAATAGATTTATTTGGTGGGTGTTTTAACTATAGAAAGATGAGGGGAGGTACAGCATTATCCATGCACTCATGGGGAATAGCAATAGACTTAGATCCTGCAAGAAATCTACTCAAAGAATCATCGAAAACTGCAAGATTTGCAAGAGTTGATTATAAGGCAATGATAGATATTTTTTACAAGCATGGCTTTATATCTTTGGGAGTAGAGAAGAACTACGATTGGATGCACTTTGAAATAAAAGAATAATGAAATACTTAGTTATAATCTTACTACTCAGCAGCTGCTCTGCACAATACCATCTTAATAAAGCTATTAAGAAAGGATATACCTGTGAAGAAACAGGAGATACTATCAGGATAATGTCGGTAGATTCCGTTCCTATTATAATAAATGATACTATAGTGTGGGAGAAATTCATCACTACAAAAGATACTATCATAAAGTATAGAACAACTTATGTTCCTAGAACAAGATACCAGGAGAAACTAGCTTATAAACTTAAGGTAAAAACTATCTACAAAGATAGGATAGTTAAGAAAGCACAAGCTAAGGCTACAAGACCTAAGACTAGAGGCAATCTTAATCTATTATTTGTAGGAGTAGGGATAGGCTTACTGCTATCATATCTCTTTAAATTTGCTAGGAAGAAATATTTGTTCTAAGTTTACACCATCTATGGTAAGAAAAAGACTGTTTTTTGACATTGAGACATCATTCAATGTTGCTGTCTGCTGGAGGGCAGGATATAATCTTACAATCAATCCAGGTGATATCATTCATGAGAGAGCAATCATCTGCATCTGCTACAAATGGGAGTCAGAAGATGATGTACAGTTCCTAACTTGGGATAAAAAGCAATCTGATAAGGCAATGATTAAAACATTCCTTAAAGTTATGGCTCAAGCAGATGAAATTGTAGCTCATAATGGGGATAGATTTGATCTCAAATGGTTGCGTACAAGAGCTCTATTACATGGTCTTGATGTTATGCCCTCACCTAAGACTATAGACACGCTTAAATGGGCTAGAAAGTACTTTAATTTTAACTCTAATAAACTAGACTATATAGCTAAGTATTTAGGAGTAGGGCAGAAGATGGATACAGGAGGACTTGACCTGTGGAAAGATATTGTATTTAAGAAAGATCAGCAGGCTATGAATAAGATGGTAGACTATTGTAAGATGGATGTCACTGTACTAGAAGCTGTATTCAATAAACTCAATTCCTATGCTACTCCATCTACTCATTATGCTGTAATGGAGGGAGATGAGAAGTACTGCTGTCCTGAATGTACTAACTATAATGTGAGATATAATAAACAGGTAGTGACTGCAGGAGGTACTATCCATCATTGGATGCTGTGTAATGATTGTAGAAAACATTTTAAAATAAATAATAAAACTTACACAGAATTTTTAAAATTCAAATATAAACACTAACTTAGCACTTGTTTCCATAGTAAAAGAAAACAGTTGTAAGCTCCCCAGCACGCAGCTGTTTTTTTTTGTCCCATATATTGGTAAGATTTGGGACAAATAACACTAAATAAAGTTTACAAAAACCTACAATTTTGTAAGATATGATTTACATAATAGGTATAAATCCGATTAAATGTGCAGTATATTGCTTTTTGTTTTGAATTATTATGTAATTACAATATAACTACAGGTAAAAGTGTTATTTAATGCACAATTTGAAATCAATACTTTCAATTTGTCCAGTTTTTAACAGCAAAAACGTGACATTTTAAGGCTTTAACTTTAATAATAGCAAAGGTTTTAAGGTTTTAACCTTGTGGTATTTCCGCCAAGTTGTTTAATTCCCTAAAATATTATAATATTCTGCGGTTGCAGTCGCAAATTGCGACCTATCCTTATTTAGAATGAATATAAATTACATTATTTTATTGCAGTTATAAAACTTAATACTATCTTTGGAGTATAGTTATTAACAATTAAAAACTTTTATTATGAACAAGGAACAACTTATGGAGATTATTTTACTAGAAGAGCAACAGCTTTGGGATGTTGCTAAAGACATGGCAGAGCATCTAGGCAGTGAGCATCAAGCTACTGATAGAGCTATGTGCAGATGGAGTGCTATTTCTAACCTAATAACTAAGATCAATGAAAAAGCTAATTGATTATTTCACTCCTGTAGGAGCTGAGCAGATAGCATTTGCTAAGGCATTAATGGTAGTAGTTACTGCTGTTATATCAATCGTATTTTTATTTCCACTTTTAAATTTATTATCATGAACTTTATAAACTTATTCAAAAGAAACAATACTTATTTTTCTAATTGGACTACTGACTATGATAGTGATGTATACATAGCAGGCACTATTGAGCCATTCACCTACAATGCTACAGAGACTGATGATGGAGATATGTCTCTGTTTATTCTAAGTGATGCAAATCTTAACCTACTTAAATCTAAGCTATGAATAACATGATCACACTCTTTCAGCAATTAGATTGGTGGCAGAGACAGGATAGAGGTAGCTTTAATTTAGAACTTTACCTGCAGATCTGCAGAGCTAAACTACTTAGAGATGATAAATGAATTCACACAACTAGCTAGAGAGGTCCAGGATGCTATAGCTAATGGTGAATATACTCACCAAAAATACCTACGATTCAGAGAGTGGTACTTTCAGAATTATGAGGGTAGTAAGAGAAATGCTAACAGAGATTTTAAGATGTTTGATTTAATGTATGGCTTAGATGTGCCGATAAAAAACAATGACAATGAAGAGATATAAAGTAGTATTCAAGACCTTTGACTATTGGGGAGGTCCTGTAAAGTTAGTGACCAGGATAGTAGAGGCATATGATGCTAATCATGTTAAGCAGCTCATACAGAAAAATGATGATCTAATAATGCTAATTGAAGAGGTATGAATGATATCATCAGAGAGAGGTATCCATTTGAGCCTACTAAGAAGATAGCAGATGACTTAGGATTATCAGAGTCATCAGTTTATAATAGAGCATGGAGTATGGGTATTAAGAAAGATTCTGTTTATCTTCGGTCTACTCAATTCCCTCCAGGTTATCTAGGTGGTAAAGCTACTCAATTTCAAAAAGGCACTGTACCTCCTAACAAAGGACAAAAAATGTCCACAAAAGTATATGAGAAAGTGGCTAGGACTATGTTTAAAAAAGGATCTAAGCCTACCAATACTCAGCCTATAGGTACTATCCATCAGAGAAAGGATAAAGGAGGGAAGATGTATCAGTATATTAAGCTAGCAGATTCAAAGTGGCAGCTGCTGAACAGGTATACTTGGGAGCAGCACAATGGACTAATTCCTAAGGGAATGGTGGTAGTGTATAAGGATGGAAATTATCTCAATAATGATATTACTAATCTACTAATGATTACTAAAAAGGAGAATATGGCTAGAAATACCATACAAAGATTGCCTAAAGAGCTTCAGCAGATGATGAGATTAAAATGTAAACTAATAAAAAAAATAAATAAAAATGGCACACAACAAACTAAGTGATTTAAGAGATCACATCTTCATGGCTCTCGAGAGATTGAGTGATGAAACATTAACAACAGACCAGGTAAATGTAGAAGTGGATAAAGCTAAGGCTATATCTCAGCTTGCAGGTACTCTAATCCAATCTGCTAAAGTAGAGATAGATTTCATTAATGCTACAGGTGTAATGGAGTCTCAATCAGATCTATTTAAGTCAGTAACACAAACTAAATTGTTATGAAAGAACTAAATTTTTTAAAACTACAGATTACAAAGTATCAGCTAGATACTAATAGCAGAAATAGAGCCTATGTCTATAAGAGATACTACGTTATGTACAGGCTGAACAAATGTAAGGTATCACTTACTCAAATAGGTAAGATGCTGAATAGACATCATGCTACTGTTATACATGGTATCAGAATGCATAGAAGATGGACCAGGATGCAGGATAAAGTATATCTCCATGAGATAGAGCCATTAGTTCAATCTGCTCTTAATAATGATTATGAGGATAAGTACAAAGTTTCGGCAATAGAGAACTTTAATTACATCAATGTGAGGATTCAGATGCCTTGGGAGTATGATAAGATTAATCAATTTAAAGAATATATGACAGCTAAAGAACTAGCTGAAATAATTTAAGCTCTTCGGGGCTTTTTTTGTGCTGTATAATTCCCTTACTGATATTGACTTGCAAAGAATTAGAACGAAAGTACAATTCACATCCCTATACTCTATAATAT